ATCTCTATGTGAAACATATCCATAATCACTATAAGTTGCATAGCCAACTCTTGTTCTACCAATATTTGCATATGCATTTGAATCATCACTAACTAATAAATTAGTACCATCAAATGTCATGTTTGCTTCGGCATTCATTCCGTCTGCTCCGGTAGCAGTGACTACTCTATTATTAGAACCATTAGTCATAAAATCAGATACATCGACTGATATATCATCTGCTCCAACATCGATGCCGGTACCAGCTCCTATATTTAAAGTAACTGTTCCAGATGTACCACCACCAGTTAATCCAGAACCTGCAGTAACGCCTTCAATATCTCCAGATCCACCGCCACCGGAGTTAGTTATCCAATTTGTTCCTGTTCCGGTAGAAGATAATATTTGACCAGAAGATCCTAAATCTCCTGATGAATCTCTAAATCCTCCATCTACTTTAATATTTCCATGAAAATATGCATCATCAGTTGTAGTTCCATTTCTATCAACAATATTGTCGACTTCTAAAGCATAACCTGCAGTGACTTTTGAAGTAGCTCCAATTCCTATTCCTATAGGTCCATTAGTAGTTTTTAATCCAGAATGAAAACACACTAACCCTTGAGAGTTAAACGTACCAGCGGCAGTTGTATCATAACTTGATACTCCTAACAATCTAAAATCATATGCCGATCTAACAAATCTAAAACGCTGGCCTGAGTTTTGTACCATTACTCTTCCAGATGCTGCTCCTATATCTCCAACACTTCCGCCTCCATATGTAACACTTCCTCCTGCTGGATAAACTCTTGTTTGAAATAATTGATAAAACCAATCATCAGCATCTCCATAAAATCCATATGCATATGCACTACTACCACTAACTGCGACAAGAGCTGCATATCCTACAGCACTAGTAGCACATTCTATAGTAACTTCATGTCCTTGACTATTTGATTTAATTGGTGGTTGTATCATACCAATTGGATTATTAGGAACACATTCAATTCTAACAGACTGTGCTATGCCTCCACCTAAAGATCCATCTAATACTAATTTAGTATAATTTTTTCCTCCCGTTGTATATTGTTCAAAGAATGAACCAGAATTAGCAACATTTATTTTTAATAATTTAAATACAAAATAATCAGCTTTAGCATAATCTGTTAATTCTATTTGTTTAGCTGATACTTCTCCTGCAGGAGTAACATTGAAATTTGAAGATGAAATTGATATTATGTTACTATCATATTTAAAATGACTACCAGTATCTGTTCCTACAAAAAATCTTGGATTACCATTATTGTATTGTAATTGTATTCCAGTATCTGTATAACTACCTGTTGCTATTGATAATGATTTATTTGCTGAATCTAATAATATTGATTGTTTTTCTGAATTAAATGTTGTAGTTTGATTTGCTCCAGATACAAAAATAAGACTATTTGCGTCACTATATTCTGAATCATTTATAAAATAAAGATCTCCATCAAAACTAGAAGATGCAACCATAAAACCATCTAATGAAAAGAACTTGGCAGACGGAGTTCCAAAGTTTCCAACTTTTGCGACTGATACAGCTGCAAATGGAGTACCTTCTCCATCAACTTCTGCAAATAAAGCTTTTTGAGTTTCAAATTCTCCTTGTTCTGTTGCTAATACATATAAGTTACCAGCTTGAGCTAATCCATTCCAAAAATTAACATCTACTAGTCCAGAATTTTTATTTCCTGTTGCATCGTTAGTTAATTGTGATGTTGAAAAATAATCTATTGAAACATTTAGTTGACCTGATGATGGTGCATTATTCATAGCTATAAATGAACAACTAACATTTGTATTTGTTACAGATTGACTTACAACTGAAATTATTTCTGGAGTACCTTCAAATTTATTAGCAGATAATTCAAATCCTCCAATTAAACCTGCACTTGCAGTAATTCTACCAGATCCTGATAAAACAAGATTACCATTAGAACTTGCTATAGCATCGCTAGAAAGATTAAATCCTCCAATATCACCTGCTGTTGCAGTAATAGTACCTGTCATTGATACATTACCATTATTATCTAAATGGAAATTAGATGATGAAATTTCTATATTTCCGTTGGCTCCTGATATAAATTGATTTGCTGCTCCTAAGAAATATGTAGATGAACTTATAAATAATTTGGGAGATCCTCCGGTATCAAATTTAATAAATTGATTTGCATCGCCTGCCCTAAATATTGTTCTAGATCCATCGTCTTTTGTTGCAGCAAAAAATGGCAATGATGTATTATCAATTAATTCGCCAGGATTACTTCCAAGAATTATTCCAAATGAATCTTCTCCATCAACGGTATACTCGCCTGATTTGACATCTAATCGAATTCGTTCTCCACCCGAGTCATTACCAGTTAATGTATTTGTACTAATATCAAATCCACCAATTTCTCCGCCAGTAAGTAAAGCTTTAGAGCCAGTTATTTGACCTAATGCTCCTTTTAATTTTAGTGTGCCAGAAGTTGAGTCTAGATCAGTTCCAATATTAAATCCACCTATAGTTCCAGACTCTGCTACAATTTTTCCTGTAATTTGAGCATTTGACGCAGTCATATTACCAGATGCTGATAATATTAGATTGCTATTGGAACTTTTTATTCCTACTGAATTAATATTAAACCCTGCAATAGTTCCTGCAGTATTTGCTGTAATTGTATTTGCTATTATATCACCGGTAATATTTGCATTAGATGCAGTTATGTTACCAGATGCTGACAGAATTAAATTACTATTCGAACTTTTTATTCCTACTGAATTAATATCAAAGCCTGCAATTTCACCACCATCTAATAAAACTTTAGATCCTGTTATTTGGCCTGTATCTCCTCTTAATATTAAAGTGTCATTAGACGATGATATAGCTGTAGACGTAATAGCAAATCCACCTATTTGTCCAAATGTTGCTGTTATGCCTCCTTGCAAATATACATTGTCAGTTGCTAAACCAAATCCTGGTGCTTGATTTCCAAATACTATACTAGATCCAGCTAATCCAGATAAATCTCCAAGTCTAGCTTTTAATGCTATATCATAAATTGCAGATCCTGTTCTTTCAACAATATCAATAAACGGAGTTGCTTGATTATTAGGGTTTGCATTTAATCTTATAAACCCACTTCCAACTTTACCAGTTGATACTAATACTTGAGAACCAGAATATGATTGTGCTGCTCCTGGAGAGTCTCCTAAGGAAGCACTACTAAAACCAGAATCAGCTGGTAATGAACCTGAATAACCTCTTTGTACAAATATATTTCCAGAAAAGTCATCATCGCTACTTGAATCATTTCTAGATGAAGATTCAACAAATATATATTCAGTACCAAAACCAGTACTACTAACTTTTTTAGCAGATAATATTTCTCCTATAGAAAATCCAGTAACGTTAACTACAGACATTGTTGTATCGGTTGGTAGATAATCTGGACTAGTATGTAGTGCAGATGAAGTTAATGTTGTAGAATTTGCTACATATAATTGTCCTCCAACCGCATTAACTGTTTCTTTTTCAAATACTGCAGTTGATAATGTACCTCTAATTTTTGCATTTTCAAATTCTGCAAAGCCATTGTCTTGTGCTGATATTTTCCAACCTTTTAAATCAGATGCATAATCTGCAGTTTGAATACTTCCCGCAGAATCAATAACAATATTACTACCAGTAATAGTATCAGATGTTAATGTAAATCCTCCAATAGTACCACCATCAAATAAAACATCACTACCAGTTATTTGTCCTGACGATTTCATTCTAAGATTATTATTTGAAGACTTGATCTCATTTGTAGATAATTCGAATCCACCAACTACTCCTCCTTCAAGTAATACTCTAGAACCAGTAATTATACCACCTGCAGACACTTTGAATAGAGACGATGATATAAACGATGCAGGATCGTTAGTATCTGTAGATGATGAAATTGTATATGACGTTGTAGATAATTTTGTATCAGATATAGTTAATCCGCCGATGACATTTCGTGTTGGCGATAATTCAAATAGTCTATTTCCTGCAACGTCGAAACCTTTGATACCAAATACATCATCAGTAAGTTGTCCAATCGCAAGCATTACATTATCTGCATCGTTATCACCTATATTATTCTTACCTTCGCCGGAATCTCCATGAAATGTCATTAATTGATAATCAGCATCTATCCTAATACCAAATTTATCTTGAGTAGAAGTTTTAAAAGATGATAATTTTTTATCATCAAATGCCCATGATGAAATTTTATTTCCATTTCCGCCAGGATCTCCTAATAGGAACACATTATTACCTCCTTGTGTTCCTATTATACCAAAATCAGTTGCAGTAGTATGGAATATTCGTATACGATTATTATCATCTTCTCTAACTTCAATAGTTGGAGATGATGTATCTGCGTCTAATATTATACCTTTATTAGAGGCATTAACACTTGAAAGTGTGTCGCCTATTATATCCCAATTTCCAATTGTTCCTTCGGTTGCTGTAATTTTTCCGCTTATTTGTGCGTTAGATGCTGTTATTTGACCTGATGCTGATAATATTAAGTTACTATTTGAAGATTTAATACCAACTGAATTAATATTAAACCCTGCAATAGTTCCTGCTGTGTTTGCAGTAATTGTATTTGCTACTATATCTCCAGTTATATTAGCATCAGATGCTGTTATTTGTCCTGATGCAGATAATATTAAGTTGCTATTTGAAGATTTAATACCGATTGTATTAATATTAAATCCTGCAATATCTCCTCCATCAAATAAAACTTTAGATCCTGTTATCTGTCCAGAATCTTTCATTTTTAACACACTTCCAACTGCAATTTCATCATTACTTACTGGCATACCTGCTACACTTCCTCCATTTAATAATAATGTAGAAGCAGTAACTTGTCCAGATGCTTTCAATCTTAAATTAGAATTTGCAGATCTTATTTCTTCCTCACTTACAGTAAAGCCGGCTATTGAGGCTGATCTAAATATAGCCAATCCTTGATCGGATATAGAAGCTGAAGCTTCAGAAACAGATAATCCTGCAGGTACTAATATACTATTTGCAGAAACAGATCCTTCTATTGTTACGTCGCTAGTTATACGACCTCCTCTTAATAAAAATTTAGATGCAGTAATATCTCCAGTTGGTTGTATATGATATCCAGATGATGATATTTCTAATTCTCCGTTTGCTCCAGAAATAAATTGAACATCATCTTTTCCTAAAAAGAATTTAGGAGTTTGTATATCAACATTAGATCCACTTATTAATAATTGTGCAGATGCAGAAGAAAATGCAAAATGAGCTGCTGTATTTTTTCCTATAAAGAAATTACCTGTATTATCTAAAAATGATGTAAAATCATTTATAGTTGCATTAGTTCCATCGCCTTCAGCAATTGCTTCATGGAATCCTAAAACGGTTGAGGTCATTAACAAACCTTTTGACAAACCTCCAGTTGTATCTACTTCAGATAATGATCCTGTTAAGAAATCAAAATTAGGACCCGTTGGCCCTGTGGCTCCTGCATCTCCTTGTGCTCCTTGTGTTCCTTGTCTTGATTTAGCAAGTGTCATTGTTTTAGTAATACTAACACTAGCACTGTTTGCAGTAAAATTAATTGATCCAGAATCATGAGCCATACCAGTAACTGTTATTGCGTTGCTAGAACTAGTAGCAGTAACTCCAATTGTATTAGATCCAGTATAAGTAAAACTAGAAGTTGAATTAGTTAATCCAACAAAAACAATCATTTCAGAAGTTCCATCGGCAAAGCTAGATACAGTACCACTACTATCAGCAGGAAAAGTATGAGATTCATTTGTTAAGAATCCGGTAACTGCAGGTGCTCCGTCAGCTCCAGCTGCACCAGCTGCGCCATCTGATCCAGAAGATCCTCCATCTAACTTAAAAATCCTTGTTGTATCTGATAATCCGTCTTTTGTAACTTCTATAGTTAATGGTAATTTTGATTTAGTACTACTTACTGTTGAACTAAAAGTAATACTACCAGATACTTGGCCAGATCCATTTGTTACATCTGCAACTAATGTAGGATCTGATAATGTAGTTCCAGATGAATCTTTAATAGTTAAATCACCAGTACCAATAGTATCTGACAAATTTTGTTGATTAATTATAATTAATATATCATCATCTAAAGCTGTAGTTGAAGAGGCACTAGGAAATGAAAATACTTGAGAGTCGGTTGTTAAAACTAATGTTTTAGCTGTGCTTCCAGATTCACCTGTTTTTGATTTAGCTAAATTCATTGTTTTGGTTAAACTAACACTAGCACTAACTGCGGTAAAATTGATAGATCCTGAATCGTGACTCATTCCTGTAACAGTTAATGAATTACTTGAGCTTGTAGCAGTAACTCCATTAGAATTAGATCCGGTAAATGTAAAGCTAGATGTAACATTATCTAAACCTAAAAATACTATCATTTCGGTAGTGCCAGTAGAAAAGTCTGGTACTGTACCGTCTGCAGAAGCTGGAAATGTATGAGACTCATTAGTTAAAAATGCAGTTATCGATGCTTGTCCGTCTGCTCCTGTTGCTCCATCAGACCCGTCTGAGCCAGATGATCCTCCTTCTAATTTAAAGATTCTAGTTGTATCACTAACACTATCACGAGCTACTTCAATTGTTAAAGGAAGTTTAGTTTTATTCCCTCCAACTGTACCGCTAAATGTAATACTACCCGAAACTTGACCTGTTCCTGATGTAACGTCTGTTATTAAACTAGGATTAGTTAATGTATTACCGCCAGAATCTTTTATGGTAATATTACTAGAAACTACGGCTGAATCTAAATTTTGTTGATTAATAATAAATAATATGTCGTCATCAATTGCATCGCTACTAGACGCAGATGGAAATGAAAATACTTGAGAATCAGTTGTTAATGTAATTAATTTTGCACTACTGCCAGGATCTCCGTCAGATCCAGCTTTTGACTTAGCTAACGACATGATTTTAGTTAATGATGTACTTCCGCTCGTTGCTGTTATGTTAATTGATCCAGTATCACTTGTTAATCCTGTTACTGTAATAGTATTATTTGTTATATTAGAACTAACTCCTGTTCCATTTGTTCTGGAAAATGAATAACTGCTTGTTACATTAGTAATACCTTCAAAGACAATCATATCAGTTGAGCCACCATCGAATGATGATATAGTTCCTGATTCATCTGCAGAGAATGTATGTGATTCATTTGTTAAGAATGCTGTTACTGCATCTATACCGTCTGCTCCAGCTGCACCTGCTGCTCCGTCAGAACCAGACGCTCCTGCTGATCCACCTTCAACTTTAAATAACGACGTAGTGTCTGTTAATGAGTCTCCAGAAACTTCAATTGATACTGGAAAATTATCTTTATCTGAATTTAATCCTCCTCCAGATAATGCTCCTGCAAATGTTATACTACCACTTACAATTCCACTAACTAAACCTGCAGAGTTAAATGATATACTATTTGTGTCAAAATCAAATCCAGTAACATTTCCTCCTTGTGCAGTTGTGATAGTAACGTTACTTGCTGATATGCTGGCAGTTAAATTTTGTTGAGCTATACTAAATATTATATTTGATGGTGTTGCTAAATTTGATGAAGCTGATGCAAATGCCATTACTTGTGAATCAGTTGTTAATATTAATGATTTTGCTGTATTTGATGCAGTTGCTTCATTTATAGCATCATCAACTGTTTGTCCTGATTCTAATCGTAATTGTCCTCTAACTGTTAAAGCTGATCCATCCCATGTTAATTTGTCACCTAATGAAAAATTAGATCCTGAATCTACATAAAACCCAGTATCTGAATTTGCGTGATTACCAGCTCCAATATATAATTTACTAGATTCCATTTCTATACCAGCAATAGATCCAGTATTAGCTATAATACCACCTTGTAAAAATACATTATCTGTTGCTAAACCAAATCCAGGTGTAGGATTTCCAAATACATAATCAGAATTTGCTAATCCACTTAAATCTCCTAAACGAACTTTTAAATCAACATCATATAATCCACTTCCTGTTCTTTCTACAATATCTATAAAAGGAGTATTAGAATCTCTTGGATTTGCGTTCATTTTAATATAACCGCTACCACTTAATCCTGTTGAAACTATAACTTGTCCTTCGTCATATGATTGTGATGTTGATGCTAAATCTCCTACAAATGATCCAGCTGATCCAGAACCATATCCACGTTGAATATAAATTCTACCATGCACTTCATCTGCGTTTGAATTATCACCATCTACTGATGCAGATTCTACTAAAAGATATTCTGTCTGAAATCCAGTTCCATCAACTTTTTTTGCTAATAATATTTCTCCAACAGTGAATCCGGATGCGTTTGCAACTGACATTGTTGTATCATTTGCAGTAACATTTGATCCAGATATTGTTGTTGCGTTAGTAACCCATAATTGACCGCCAACTGCGTTTACTGATTCTTTTTCGAATGTAGTTGTTCTTAATGTACCTCTAATTCTTACATTTTCAAATTCTGCAGTACCATTTCCTTCAGATGAAATTTTCCATCCTTTAAAGCCACTAGCAAAATCTCTTGTTTGCAAAATACCTTGTGGCTTCATTATAAGATTACCACCTTGTATTGATGCAGTAGTAATATCCCATCCGCCAATGGATGCAGATCTAAATATAGCTAATCCTTGATCGGATATTGATGATGATGCATTAGTTGGTGTTGACGGAGATCCTCCAATTGTAGCTGGTGTCTGAATACTGTTTGCTGTAACGGAACCTAATATAGTTACTCCGTCTGTAATTGTACCACCCTCTAATAATACTCTAGAAGCTGTAATATTACCATCTGCTTTTAGTCGTAATTCAGAGTCTGCAGATCTTATTTCGTTAGGATTAATAACAAATCCTGCTATTGAGGCTGATCTAAATATAGCTAATCCTTTATCAGATATAGAAGCTGACGCATTAGCTGCGGTAGATGGTGATCCACCAATTGTTGCTGGAGTTAATATGCTATTTGCAGAAACAGATCCTAATATGGTAACGTCATCAGTAATAGTTCCGCCTTCAATTAATATTTTTGATGCAGTAATATCTCCAGTTGATTGTATATGATATCCGGATGAGGATATTTCTAATTGACCATTAGCTCCAGAAATAAATTGAGTTGCAGGATTTCCTAGGAAAAATGTTTCAGTGTGTACATCTAAAATACTAGGATTTGTTCGATATCTAAAGAAATTATTTGCATCAGAAACAAGTTCTAGTCCAACTCCTTCATATGATGTTGTTGCTTGTTGAGGTAAAGCAGATCCAGAAAATAATAAAAATCCTCCTCTTCCGCCTGTTATTGCTTGATTAAATCCTTCATATCCTAATGATCTAATATAGCCAGTATTTTGAAGTCCTACTATTTCTACACCTGAATTTAAAGAATCTGCAACAGTTAATGATCCAGTTAACATTGAAAAATCGCCGTCAATGTATCTATTGCCTCCTTCAAAAGGTTTGTTTCCTATAAAGCTAACTGTTTTACTTTTATTACCAGCAATATTATAATATTCTAATTTAAATGATAATTGATTATTACTTTTATGATGATTTGGAATTAATGTACGTAATCTAGTATAATTTTCAGTAAACCCAAATTCTGAGTCTGATAATGTTTGAATTTCTGATAATTGCCATTGGCCGTTTTCTACTACAAAAAATATTGATGCTAATCCATCTTGATCAGCATTAAATATAAAACTAACATCATCATATCGTTGATTTGTAGCAGTTGTAGTAATTTCACCAATTTTTTTTCCTATCTTTATAGGTAATTCTAAATTTAATGGATCTGTTCCATCAAAATTAAAAGATGATCCAGATAAATAAATAGAAAGTTTTGAATCTTGTCCTGGAATAATTTGTGTTGCAATTGCATCAAATTGTATTTTATATTGAGAGTCTTCAACAAAAACTCCAGAAATTGCATCTATAGATTTTACAACATGAACACTATTTGGTGCTGATATGTCAGTAGAGCTACTAATTATCATAGCATTATTTAATGAACTTGTTGACCAAACTAATGTTGGGCCAGTTACTTCAGTATTTCCTAAAAATGTTTTTCCTTCCCAATATTCATTAATTAAACTTTGAGATGTAAAAAATCCTATAGAAACATCAGGTAAATCAGAACCAGTTGCATCTACAAATATTTCTGTTGCTGTTAAGTCTATATCATTAATTAATTCAAAATCTCCTATAGTTCCATCATTACTAGCATATAATTTTAATCTAGATACATCTCCAGATTGTGGATCTAAGTTCTTAACTTGCATTAATGCAAATGATTGCGAATTTTGAGTTGTTGCAAAATTTGGAGATACATTATATTCAATTGAATATGAAGAATTATCAAATTCATTATATCTTTGTATAGATAAGCTTTGGCTAGTTGTAAATGTAAATGGTTTTTCTAATGATAGTGTTGTATCATTTAATACTTTTAATATTTTAGAAGTATAAATAGGAGTTGAATTTAAAGAAAAATTTGGTACTGGTTTAGGATTAATAGGATTTGTTACAGTTAATGTTCCACCCTTCATATCAGAATTAAATTTTCCTCCAGTTAAAATAACTTTTGGATCATTATTTCGTTCAATGTATTGTATAGTACCTATATCATATGTTGTTGTTTGTAAACTTCCAGAAAATGATCGATCTAATTGTACAGCTATTTGTTCTTCTATAGTTATAGTAGGTTCGTTTGTAAATATAATTTCACTACTATTCTGTATAGTTGGAGTTACAGGTATTATTTTTGACCATTTTGCATTAACACGATTTTGAAAATTAAATGGTACTAATTGTCCGTTGAGTTGAAATATTTCAGTACCTAATATTATTGTTGCATCGCCTTCCGGCGTATCTGGATAAATATAAACTACAATAACTCTTGATCCGTCGTCTTCTAAATAATCAAGAATTTCATTGTATATTGGATCTCCATTAGCATCTATAACTTCTATTTCAATAAATGCACCAGTTACTAATGTATTTTGATTTCCTTGTAACTTTATTACATTTTTTCCTGCAGTTAATGTTGTAGGAAATTCAGTTATTCGAAATATATCTGGAGAAGTATCTGATGTGTCAGTAAAGAATACTTGTCTGTCAGATAATTTGGGATTATTTAATCGTCGTTTTCTTGGCATTTTCGTACATACTTCTTTTTTTAATAAATATTAAGTATGTAGAATCTGGCTAAAATTTTCTATTTTATTTACTTCAATTAAGTTGTCTACCATATCTCTCATAGATTCAACATGAGATATTATAATAGAAAAATCAAATTTTGTTCTAAAATATTCAAATAAATTTGTAACTGCAGAAATATGTTCTCTATCTAAACTACCCCATCCTTCATCTATTGCTATAAAATTTGGTCTTGGTAGTGCTGAAACATTAATTAATGCTACACGAATTGCTAATGATGAAATAAATCGTTCCATTCCAGATGTTAATTCTAATGGCCAAAAATTATCTTCATCGTATATAATATATCCATTGATATTTTTACCATCTGTATTTAACACCATATTGAAATCAACAACTTGATTTAAGACATTGTTTATTTCTGTTTCAATTTTTGGTAATGCTTTTTTAATTAATTCATAAGGAACACCATCACGCTTTACAGAATGTAAATAATATTCATATGCTTTATATTCAGTTTCTAATTGTTTATAAGTATCCAATTGTTCTAACGCTGTTTTCTTCTTTGTTTTAGCAACTTCAATTTCGCCATGATTAGATTTAATCTTATCAGTAATTGATTTCAATGTAGATACAATATCTGTTATTAATTTCTTTTTGTTAGATATTTTTTCATCAATTGATTTGTTATGAATAATTGCAGATTCGTTCTTTTTAAATAGATCTTGTCTTTCTAAACAAGTTTCCAATTCTGATTCTTTTGTTTGCATATCACTTTCTAATACTTGTAATTGCAATTCTTGTTTATCCAATTTATTTCTAATATCTTGTTTTTCTTGAATTTTGTCTATTTTGTCTTGTAAAATATTTAGTTTCATTTTAGAAGATCGTTGAATTTGTTCTTGTTTTAATAAAACTTTTTCTTTTATTGGAATTTGTTTTTCTGCTTCTTTAGCTTCCTTTACAAATATATTTTCAACACAATATTTACATGTATGATCATATTCATGATCTTTTAAATGATCAATTTTTTCTTGTAAATATATGAGTTCTGATTGATGTGTATGTATCCATTTAGTGGATTCTTTTAAAGATTTATTAACGTTGTCTTTTTTTATATTAAGAACATTTAAATCTGCTTGAAAGTCATATTCAGATCCTACTTTACATTGACTATTTAATATTTTAATTGTATCTTCTAATTCTGAAATATTATTTTGTAATTTTTCAATATCTTCTTCTAAATATGTTTGTGTATCTTGTAACTCTTTAATATCTGGGCCTTCGTATGACATTGGTTGTTTGGATTCAATTAATTCTACAATTTCATTTTGTAAATTATTTCTTGAATCTTGTAATTCATTATCTGTTTTTTCTAAATCAATAATTGTATCTTGATTTTCAATAATGATATCGTCAGATTCTTTAATAATAGATCCAAAGTCTGTTTTTTTATATTCTTTTAACTTACCAGACGTTTCTTTTATTTCTTCTGATGCTAAATGATATAATTGCTCAAATACAGTAGTATCTAAAAATTGCGATAATAAATCTTTTCGTTCTCTTTGTGATTTTTCTATAAAATTATTATTATCAGCTTGCAAAGAAAATGCAGTTAAAATAAAATCATCATATGTTCCTAAGTATCGCCTAATACTTTTATTTGTATCACTTCTTTCTTCTCCATTTAAATTTTGATCTTGATTATAAAAATTAACATTTACTTTTACATGTCCATGTTTTAATGTTATTCCTTCTCTTTCAATAGTATATAATTTATCATTTAACATAAATTTAAATACACCTTTAAATCCGGACTTTTTGTTATTTAAAACTTCTTTTGATTTACTTGTTTTACTACATTTATCGAATATAGTATATGTTATTGCATCAAGCAAAGATGATTTACCAGATGCGTTAGCAGCAAATAATCCTATAACATCTGACAGTTTTGAGAAATCTACTTTATTATTTTCTCCATAAGAAAACATATTATTAAATTCAAATGATACTGGATGCCAAGTTACATTTCTTACTGATTCTAAAACTGGTAGTTTTGAGTTAATTGTTCTATTAATATGTCGTATAGCATCAAGTTCTTTTTTATCTGCATCTGGATGATTATCTTCTATAAATTGTGTTATTAGATTATTTTGATGTTCTACATCTCTAACATTTCCAATAGTTATTGATCCATTTTGATTATTTTCAATATGATTTGCACTACGTTGTATAGATATATCTTGAACTTTATATTTTTTTCTAATAGTTGCAATTAATTTTTTGATATCAGATGCATCAGTATCATTAAATTTAATTCGTACTCTAGGTTTATTAGGAACACGTTTAGGAGAGTTAATAATTTTGCCATTATCTACTTCAAATGTCACATATCCATATTCATTTTCAATTTCAATAAATTCTGATGTACGATCTGGAAGATCCCATACTAATATACCATGATTAAGTGCTTCTCCGTGGTTTTGTTGAATTAATGATCCAGGATATCCAATAGTTTTTTGAGTGTTTAAGAACTGTGCAGGTTTGTGTATATCGCCTAGTAATGTTAAATCATGTCCTTCGAATAATTCAGTAGTTACATGTTCATTTGATATTTGAAATCCAATATCTGTTTTAGCACTATGTACAGCTCCATGATGTAATGCTATTTTATAATGAGCTTCAAAATCTTTTGCTTTAATATAATTTTTTGGAGCCACATCAACAGCCATATGATTAAATACAACGTTAGCAAATTTAAATAATCCATTATCTTTTATAAAATGTATATTATTATTATTAATAACATTTAGTATTGGAGATAATGCGTCCAATCGATATAAATTATTTAAATTCATATCATGATTTCCTAATATAACAATTGTAGGTAAATGAAATCCATTAAAGAACTTAGTTAACATATTAATTAATTCTGGTGACATATCTAATTTTGAATGTACAATATCTCCAGTTAATACACAAATACTTTGATCAGTTGCATGTTGTGCTATATGTAAAAATAAATTTTCAAATACTTGTTCATATTCTTTATGTCGTTTTAATGTACGAATATGAACGTCAGATATATGAAATATTTTATCAATTGAAGTTATATTTGTTTTTAATGTTTTTATTTCCATAGTGAATTTATTTCCATGTGCATCATTTCTTCAAAAGAAAATTGATACGTGTCTTGAATTTTTTCAGTAATTTTTTTATATCCCAATTCATTCGGATCTTGTTTGTCTAATTTAACCAAATGTACAGTTATTCCTTCTCCCATAAATGTTTTTGCTATATTTTTTGCATTAATAATTGCATCATTATCTAAACATATATTAATTTCTTTAACTCCTTCTTCTATAATTTTCATTCGTAATTTTGGGTTAATTTGTTTTCCAAATAATGGTATTGCATTTCTTTTAATTGTAATTGCGTCAAAGGCTCCTTCACATAATGTAATTGGTTCATTCCAGTTAATTAACATACCAAATCCTATTATATCTTTTGAAACTTTTGGATTTTTATGTTTATATGGATCATTTTCATAAAATGCTCTAGATACAAAATAATTTAATTGACCGTTTTCGTCATAACTAGGGATAATAATTTTACCAGAATATAAACCATCTTCAGCATACCCAATTCTATATCTAATTATATCAAATATTGTTATTCCACGTTTTTGTAAATAATATATTGCGTTACGATAGTCTGGCGTATTATTTTTTAACCAAAGTGGTTTAAATTCTTCTGGTAATTGTATTTGTTCTTCATTTTTTGTTATTTCTGTAGAAAGATTTCTATACTTTGATCTTTCAATTATTTTACCTAATTTTTCAAATTTGTCTTTTGATAAATTTAATTGTTTAAATAAAGAATGTATTGATCTACCTTTTTTATCAGATATCCAACAATGCCATGGATTTTGTCCGTTACTATCAGTATTAATATCAATTTCTAATTTAGGTTTATAATGTGATGTAAATGGAGAGAAAAACGCAATATTATTACCAGATGTTTGCTTACCTTTACCTAAAACAGACTCTAAGAGTTGAAGTAGTTTTAAATTCTTCATATAATTTATTATAAGAAAATTTACTGAAAGATCAAAATAATTGGCTTATTATAATATATGTTAGACACAATTAATCGGTCTAACGATTCATCATTTAATAATATACATTATATTAAACGATTTCATCTTTTTATTAACTTACATTAAAAAAATAATGATTATTTTTCAATTATCCAACCAATCATTTAAAAATTTAACTTTTTTTGGTTCTTCATTTATTTTACAACATTCATTTAACCAATCTTCTGGCATATCCTTTTTTGCAACATGTTTTATTCCAATTTTAGTTGCATACATTTCATATGTTGTTTTTGATCCTTTTGATATTTTTTGATTTGGATTTTGAAATATAATCCTTAAATCAATATTTGGATTAGATGCTAAAATATGTTTCATTTTTTGTCTATCAGTACTGGTCCATCTTCCTTTTGTTTCAATATACATTGTGTTACCATTCTTTTTTGTAAAAACAAAATCAGGTGTGTACTTTGAATTTTTTTGAGGAACAATATATTGTAATGTTTCTGTTTCATATTTTACTGGATATTTTGCTTCTTTTATTTGATCTGCAACTTTTAATTCTAATCCAGATCTATATCCATATTTATACGCTGCTTGGCGTTGTTTATTATTTGAATGCCAATGATTTTTCATAACTTTTTTTCCTTTTACCAATCGATCATTACTAAATTACCATTCCAATCCATAATATTATCTGGTTTAAAATCTAATGATAATTCTAAATCGCCGATTCCTGTGTCTTTAACTTGTTGTTCTAACGCACTTATAAAACTAGCTAGTTTTTGATTAATATTTCTAGCTCCATTATTATTAAAATAATCAAAAATACTTGTTTCAATACCTTGTTGTCTTGCATAGTTTTTATAATTTTCATAAAATGTTTCTATTTCTGTAAACATAGATGCTGATAATTTATTTGCTCGCTTCATAATATACATTTTATTATTATCTGTATAGATTACTGGAATAAATGCGTTATATTTATCATATTGTCCAACAATAACATCTGCAACTGCAACTTCATCTGGTTCTGATGTTATTTTCATTAATAAATCTTCTCCATCTATAGTATAAACTTTTCCATTATCACCACTATCAAAAAATTGAAAATTTTTATTTCGTATTTTTGATAATATTCTTTCTGATTCTATTTCAGAAATTTCTTTTAATATATTTGATAATTTAATCAAGTTCATTTGTTTCTTTAATATTTGCAAATCGATCTTGATCAAGATCAACTCTAACTAAAATATTTGTATCAATATCATTTCTATTTTTTATTGGATTAGCTAATTTTCCAATAGCTAATAATTCTGCATGTTTATTATATAAACCTATAGTTGTAACATATGGTTGAAAATTACTAGAAGTAACATGACTTAAATATGTTTCATTATCATCTTTTAAAGCTGAATGATTCGTCGTTAAATTAAAATCTCCTGCATCTATTTTACATAATGTACTAAATTCAAAAATATTTATTGTACTTTTATATTTTACTGTATATTCAGATTCTAATAAATTATTATATCTATAATCAGCACTTGATATAACAAAAATTCCATTATTATGAAATGCATTACCAACACGATTTGTTTGTAATAAAGAACCTCCTTCTGTACGATCAGATAATGAAGCAATATCTGATGCATTTAATCCTTTATTATATATTCTAACTTCATCTAATACGCCATTTAAATTTCTATTATTTGCAGCAAATCCTCCTATTTTTATAGGATGTATATTACTTATATTACCAGAAGCAGTATGAAAAGTCTGTATTTCATCTGTTGGTAGTAATGAATCTGATGATAATGATTTATGTAAAACATTGTTAATATACATTTGCATTGTACTACCAGTCTTTTGACAAACTACATGTGTCCAACTACTAGTAACATGTGCATCAGATAAAAGTTCAAATTGTAACTGCGAACTTGCAGCAATTGAATATTTAATTTTTCCATTACTTAAATATATTCTAAATGGATATTGTCGAAATTGATGATTTGATGTTTTTGATATAATATTATCATCAAAGCTATTTTTATTAGATCCGCTACATATATAAAATGATATAGCATAATCATGATCACGATCATATATTCCATCAATATTAGTTTTTAAAAACGAAGAACCTGTAAAAAATGCAGCATATCCAATATTACTTTCTGATCCATTTGTTGTTAATACTCCCGGAACAAATGATAAAGATTGGGTTACAGATGTTTTTTCATATATTGGCTTTAATGGAAATGATTGTCCACGATCTAGATTTTCTGATGTTAAATTTAATCTAGTAATATCAAAATATTCATTAAATCCTTCATAAAATGTTTCATTTGTTACATATGAACTAGTATCAATAGCAGAATCAATAATATTTTCATACTTATCAGAATGTAAATTTACTGATCCACTATATATAAAAGATCCTGGTTTTACTTTTAATCCCATCTTTTTTTGAGGAATACTAAAAACAGATGCTGATTGATATAATATTTTTGTAGATTTATCTAACGGCGTTATTATTCCGTGAGTTTTAAATGCGTCATTTTTATATTTGTAAAATAAATGATTTAACGAATGATATACAGAAAACGAATATGAACCATTTAAATTTTTTCTAAAATTTTGTTGTTCTGGATGATTAAATAAATAAGCTACGCCATCAGATCCAATTTCTGGTGTTCCTGTAACATAATTTGCAAACATAGCCATATAATCATTGTTGTCATCAAATGGATCACCTGAATTTATTTCACTTCCAGAAGTTAATGTAAATTGTTTGTTAATTTGTATAGGAGTAATTTTAGTGTCGGCTTGATCAACACGTTTAAAAACTTGTGGATGAACTCCGTTTTTATCTTTAATTAAATTTGGCATACTAGTAAAACCCCGCTATACTTTTATTATAAATATAACGGGGATAGAATCAGTTATTAATATTCTAGTTTTACTCGAATATTTAATTCACGTTTTTTAGATTTTAATAATGGTTTACTTAATTTTGCAATTGCTAACAATTCTCTAGATTCATTATATAAACCTACAGTTGTAATATACGCTTTAGGATCTCCTATAAATTCATCTTGTTTAATATCTCCTTGATCTCCGGTTGTATATGTTGGATTATTTGAATAATTAAAGTCTCCATTTTTAACTCTTACAAAATAAAATGTACTAGAAACTGTTTCTTTATTTCTTGCTTTAAATCCATTTGTTAATGATCCAGAATATGATCCAGAAATTGAAGCATGTAATGCATAATGATTACTTCCTTGTGAATTTGAACCAGTATTTGTTCCAAATCTTAATCTTTGATCTAATAAATTTCCGTCTAATATAATAGTACTATGATCTGGATATACAACACCATAATAATCTGGAGCTGATGAATTATGTACTCCATTTGCTATACTTCCAGAAACAACAAAATATACATTTCCTGAATCTTCATTTGAAGCAGATGCGATTGTAGAATCATCAATTAATGTAATAGATCCTGAAACTTCTCCTACACTTACACTACCAGTAGCATCAGTAGATCTAGCAGTAATTCCTAATAATGGTAATTCAAAATTTCCTGGATCTAATTTATCTTTTGTTCTATTTCTTTGGAAGTTAATAATATATATTGAATCAGTACTTCCAGATTGTGGAGTTGAAAATCTTGTAATGTCTTTATTTAATAATAATTGTCTATATTGACTATAAATTGCTTTTGATGGAGCATCATCAATACTACCATTAGTTGAAGAACCACTTCCTAATGCATTACCATATGCAATTGCATATTGTATTGCTGAGCCTGTATCGTTTTGTTTCTTTTGTAAAACATTAACATAATATTGTGATTGTGCTTGACTCATTGATTGAGTAAAATAACTTTGTAATTCAGTTAAATTATCACTCCATAATCCTGCAGTTACAGTTTCTTTTGAAGCTTCGATAATATCACCATTTTGTCCTGATATGTCAAATACTTGAAATGTTTTTCCACCATTTAAAATAGTGTTTTGATTTTGTACTTGAGCTATATAATCGTCAATAGCTTCTCTTCTAATTTCATCAATCGTAGTAGGATCAATTTCGCCTCCTGTTATTGGATCTTCAATTACAACAGTTGGTTCTAAAGCTTCTGGAATTGGAGCTGGTCTTTCAATAGGAGGCTCAGGTCTTACCGGTTGTCTTACTGGCACTCTTTCAACAGGAAGTTCTCTTGGTACTTCTCTGTCTCTAGATCTTTCTCTTCTTACTTCTTCTCTTCTTCTTTCTCTTGTTCTTCTACCTCGTTGACTTTGATTTGGTAATTTTTTTAAATTATCTATTATTGTATTCATTTTAACTCCTATTAACCTCTTTGGGTTGTTGCTAAATTAGCAGCTTTGACAGTTACACTAACAGTTGTACTTCCGCCTGTTTCATTACCAATAATAGTAATTGTAGCAGTTTTATCTTTTGATAATTGTTTTCCTACTATTCTAAATGCTCCTTGACTTAACGAAGCAATACTTGTTGCTTCTGCATTTGCTGATATACTAGGTACTGTTGGTAAAATATTACTTGTAATTTCATTATTTGGTGCAGGATTAATTATAGCAACAGATGAATCAGAAAGAATTGCAGAATAACCAAATGTAGAATTTGCATTATTCAATCCAAATGTAGAAGCTTGTATTATAGCTGATTGACCAGTATTTAATGTTAAAGATGCTTTGTCTACTTGTACAGTTGGTATTCTTGTTGTAGTATTATTATCTAATGTTAATAATCTACTTTTCATAGCTTGAGTTTCGTCAGGTATTGCTTCTGTTAACGGCATATTTTCAATAACTATGCCATAAAAGTCAGATCCTAATGAATGATTAGGATTCCATAAATCATAATCTATTTCATCATCTGCCAATGCAAACTGAGTTATATTAAAAGATCCGTCTCCTTTAGCTAACAATTCTCTACCTTTATTAGTAAGAATTGCGTCTACAGTAACAGAAGTGTTATCTAAGTATCCCATTGATTTCCTTTTTTTATATAAATATTACGTTGTTAAAAAAGTTAATTTTATTCACGTATGTCAAAATTCCCTTCTATACCAGGTTGTTTTGTTATAATACGATTACCACTTGACTCAACAAATTCAACAACAGGTTTGCCATCTGGCGTATCTTTTGAATTAACATTAAAATCAGGACTAGTAATTTTACATCCATTAAATCTATGATTTGCTATTCCGCGCGGAAGATAGTCTTGAAATTGCGCTCTTCTTAATGTTGTTCCAATTGATGAAGAATATGAAGTTTTTGCAAATTCAGAAAATCTACTAGCAGTAATAAATGGTAATACTGCTTCACTTTCCCAATAAGGTGTTGATCCAGTAATATATGTATTACCTGAGTATATTAAATATTGATGTACATATGTTGTTCCTTCGAATCGATTTGTTTTTCCAATTATTATAGCATCATACTCTCTATAACTAGCAGAAATATTTGTTGGACTACTTAAATCTAACGTTGTAACAAAATCTTCAAAGCTACTAGTAGTTTTTAATACACTATTTTTTGAAATATCAAGACTACCACTATAATCTGTAATTTCAGGTTGTAAAAAGTCATCTGGTATTATGTTAATAGATTGCGAATAATCATTAATACTACTAGTAATATTTATTATATCCATAATATTAATACTACTAGTATGATGTTGTTCTAATTTTGATATTCTTGTTAAAACAGTATCTTTGCTACGTTCAATAATTGCAGGTTGTATTAAGACTCCTAATGTTTTATCAACTCTAGCTGGTAATAATTGTTCTAGTTGTTTAAAAAATGATAAATCAAATAAAGAAAAAATTCTTAAAAATGCATTCATATCATTTTTGTCAGCATATTTTCTCCAATAATTTCTTGATACATTAACTAAATCAGGATATGAATATTTATCTTTATTGCTAGGATCTCCTATAAGATCATCTAACAGTGTAAATCCTAATTGAGAAATAATATCTTCATTTATCATTGTTTGTGGAGAATAAAATACTCCTAATCTATTAGAATCTAATGGAGCAGTATCAAATTGATTTAATGATGCACGATTTTCTGTATTTAATGTTCCTGTTAATGTTGTAGATTCTAATCGAATTTTATTATCATCAAATGTACCAGCACCTAATGATATTCCATCAAAATAATATGTTTCTTCTATAGAATCATATGGTTTGTCATTAGTCCAATTAGCAAATGACGCAGAAATAGTCGATGTTACCGGTTGTACTCCAGTTAAACTTGATGTTACTGAATGATCAATATTTTGTGTTAATGGCGTTCTAAATACTAATTCTTCATATGCATCTATATTTCCATCATATGCAGATGGAGCTTTAGTGTGATTAGTAAATGGAGATTCTAATAAACTTCCAGACCATATACGTAATTCTTGTACTTGTCCTTGTAATCTACTACCGCCAGTAGTTCCGCCAATTAATATACTTCCTGGATTCGAAAAACTTCCAGTTGCTGAAGCTGAAACGGTTGCAACAATTTTTCCATATTTTGATTTTTTTGCAAGTATCTCTAAACTACCATTAGATCCTGTTCGTAATAATGTATTAACATAACTTCCATCAAATAATTCTATATCTGCGGAAGAAGTTCCGTTAATTTGTATTTTACCTAATGTTCCTCTACTAAATTCAATAGTAACATCATTTCCTCCTGCTGAATATAAATTCATTGTTCCAGGCACTGATGGATTTGTTAAAACGTTATCTGTTTTAAATCTTAATTCTACACTTCCAATTGGTTGATTATAATCAACTTGTACTGTTCCAGCAGTATTTTGAATTAAATCTAATGCATAGTCAAAATTTAGTTTTTCATATACCGGTGGTCTTGCTAATCTAGGACCTCCATATTCTTGTATTGTTATTAACGATTGTGGAACCCCATAACATGCTAGTAAAGCTTGAATACTACGTTTTGTTCCTTTTGATTTTAACAATCCAGGTATATTATTAACAATTCTTCTCCATGTATGAAATGCAATATCTCTACTAGGCAATGAAGGATCTCCAACAGAATTAGATCCAGTTAATGGAATACCATTTATATCAGTTCCTAATGTATATTTCCATAAATCATCAGATTGACTTCCATTAGTTAATTTCCAACCAAATTGTTTTGCTACACTATATAATAACTCATTTGGCATTCCAATTTTTGGATGCTCTTCTCTAGTATTAATTTTAGTCATTTCATTGATATACGTATATAATATATCATAATGTTGACCTAACATATTTACAAAACTAGATAAATGTTCATTGTTTTCATCTAATAACATGAACTCTGGAACATTTCTTATAATTCTATTATTATTTCTTAAATCATATATTGAAGCACTTTCGAAGATTCCATTATACCAATTTACAAAATTACTACTTGTTACTGAATATAATTCATATGGGTATGTTGAATTACTTTTTGGAACAGGTGATATATAACTACCAGTTACAAATTCAACCGTTGGATTTTCTAATGGAATATCATGAGTAAATAATCCTGACGAAGATTGATAATATAAAAACTGTTCAAATTGATCAAATCCTCCAATTAAATTATTATATAAAGTTTTATTTTCAATTGCATTTAATTTTGCATCAGATCCAGAAACACTAGCTATTGATGCAGATTGTGCTGTATAATATTCTAATAGTTCTACTTTATACTTAAAATTAGCTAATCGTTCTGCAGCTGAGCTATAAAATATAAAATTATTAAAGTCAGTAAAATCAATATTTAAGCTAACACCAGATAAACTTCCAGAAAAATATGAATCAATAATTTGTTGTGATGTTTGTAATGAAGATCCTAATAAATCATTCCAACTTTTTAATGTTGTTGCATTTGATGTATTTTGTTCTGCAGAAGCATACCAATTTACACCTGAAATAACATTGAATGTTATATCTTGTATTATTTCTGTTACAGATATATTATCAATATATGGTAATTTATTTTCACGTACTATCCAACATTTAAAATTTTTTTCTATATCTGCAGAAATTGGTTCATATAATTTTACAAATAGATATTTTCCAACAACAACACTATTAACAAATAATGCAGTTTTATTTCTAGAAAAATTTAATAGATATCTTTCATGAGCATCATCATCTAATGAAGTTTGTTGTACATTATTAATATATTGATTAATTGCAACTAAAAAATGTGGATTTGTTTCGTCTATAGCTCGTAAACGTATTTCTGTTCTATCTGGAGATATTTCATCAATTGCTAATAATTGTCTATTATAACTTCCTATAATATTTTCAAAAAAGTTTAAAACTATTTTATATTTTCCGCTAGTTAACTGTAAATCTTTTAATGTTTCTGATATATTAAATTTAGCTGGTTGATTTAATTGTATTTCATTACCAGTTTTATCAAATACTTGTTTATTATAATCTGTTAGTGTTATATTTTGTTTTGCAGTAATCCATGATTCTCCAGAATATACATGAAATTCATTAGAACTATTTACTGATGCTAATGTAACTGGAACGTATGGAAATAATGTATCTTTAAATAAAGCTTTATCTGTTGAACTATAACGTTCTCCTGCTATTGCATTAGTTGCATTATTAATATTTTCTATATTTGAATATTGTTTTAACATATTATGTTTTTGGAGATTCTATATCCATTCTATAATTTGTTGGTATTTTTCCATATTCTCGAGATCTCCTTGTTCCTAATAATCCTTTACCAGGATCATCAATTAATTCAACATTCCAGAACATTGAACTTCGTAAATACCAAGCAGGCCCTCCTGTTTCTAATGTTAGAAAATAAGTATCATAATCAAACATATCAGTTGGATCTATTATATATACAAATTTAATATATGGCCACATATTGGAATAACTACTACCAGAAAATCCAGTATAATTTGCATGATCTTGGGATCTTTGATATGATCTTGGGTTTGTGGATCCAAATATTGGTTTTCCATCTGCTCCTATTTTATTATTACGTCTCCATTTAGTTGGCATATCCCGTTCTAGTTGTAAAAGATATCCAGTATTACGTTTAGGATCTCCTGTGTCTTTTTGATTAACACTAAATCCTACCGTAAACCTTATAACTTTGTTTGTATCGTTAAGTAAAGAAATAATTTCTGGTGTTAAAACAAATCCAAAACGTTCTCCTAAAGGAGTTCCAGATAATGTTTGTTCAAATGGTATTCTTCTAGGACCTTTATATCCTTGAGGATTTTCTGGAGTTATATTCCAACTATTTCCATTTCCATATGATAAATTAATTTTTCTATATTCATTATTTCCTCTATCCAAATTTGGATCTAATGGTACACGATGAAATCCGCTTACTGGATCTATTCCAAACTCTGATAAATCTAAATCAGGTAATGTAACATCAAAATTATCTGCAGAAATAGTTGTACTTGGAGGAAATGAAAAATATCTAAATTGGGTGTCAATTGTTTTTACAACAGATCTATTAGTATAATTTCGTTTAATTTGTTCAAATATTATTAATTCTTCTTGATTAGCTGGCCGGCCGGCTTTTTCAAATGATTGTAATTCTTTTTCAGCTTGTTTTTGAACTGCAACTTCTTTTATTTCTTCTGGTTTATTTGTATCTACTGCTCTAGCCATTCGTATCCTTTATTATTAATGTAATATTTCCAGAATCATCTCTTTTATTAATTGCATTTAAATTAGATTTAAAATAAATTCCTTTTGAATTATATTCTCTAATTATTTTCTGATCAACTGGAGATGGAGTTGGTTCTATTATACTAGGCGGAATATTTTCTTGTTTTGAAGTGTTTATTTTTTTATTTTGATCTTTAATTTGTGTATTTTTTATTTCTTTGGTATAATTTTTAACACTAATTGCATTTAAATTTTTTGAATCTATAGGAACTTGAGTATTTGGAATTCTTGAGTCGCCAGTATCTCCAGTAATTGTGTCTGATGGAGTTCCTGCAGCAGGAAACGGAGCTGTATTTACAGAACCATCGTCAGGTTCTTGATCAATTACATTATATTTAGGATCATCTACTCCGCCTGGAAATGATTGTTTAGGATATTTTTTTAATTTTGATATTAGATTATAGCAATTCATATATGTATAAATATTAAACTAGAAAAATATAGATAATAATTTTATCTTGTAACTTTAAAATAAAATTTATCACTTATAAATTCTTCTAAATATCCATCAACAACTTTAAATTCTAATCTATAATATCGTTCAGGCATAAGTCCAGACATATCCATTTGTATAAAACTACTTGTGCTATCACAACTAATATTTGTATAAGATGGATCATATGGAACAATTGTTTCATCAGTAGCAGCATCAATTACGGTATATACTGAACTACTAGGAAGATATTTAACAGTTCTCATTGGAAACTCATTACTTGGAGATCTTTGTGGATATTTATCTCTTCCAAATATTCTTAATTTGACAACTTCTTGATCTTTATATGATTTTTTAAGTCTAGTATATACTGCATATGAATCTAAATCAATTGAAGATAAACTACCTGTAGAAAATGAAGATTTATCAAAATACATTAATATTCTAGGAACATATACAGTATTCGAATCTCTACTAAAAAATCTAACAAATCCTGAAACTGCAGAATCTTCTTCATCGTCGTCAGAAAACTTTAATATAAATCCATAATTAGGTACTGTATAACCTCCACTTCCAGACACCCATAATTTAACAGCTTCTGTTATATCTATATTAATATCGGTAGGACGTACAGAAGTATCCATTAATGACGTTGTAGTAAATGATTGTGAATATAACGTAGTACTTCCACTTATTTGAGCAGATCCTGATTCATAAAGCCAACTACCACCTGTTCCTGATCCTGATATATATAATGTACTACCCGTTGGCATATTTACTTCTTGACTACTAGATATCCAAAAATATGATCCAGATTTAGGATTATCCCATGTACATCCATTAATTTCTGGAGTACTTTGAAAATTTAAATATCCAGTACCATTAGTCCAATCTTGTCCAACTACATTTGCGTTAATAGTATATGATGATGGTAAATTTTTTGCATGAGTAGTATACAATTGTAACATAAATTTACAATCGTTGATTCCTACACTATATTTTGATAATGTATTAGATACGTCATTCATATCAAATTTTATTAACGATCTAGATAATGAATAACTAGAAGTTACACCAGTTGTTAATCGTTTTCCTACTTCTAGTATTTCATCTAATCCAGTATTAACTTTAGGTTTTCCTTGATATAATGTAGCGTCGTTTGATGGATATATTATTTTAAACATAATGTTTTAATTTTCTTTTAATAATTTACTACTCGTCCTTTAATATCTTTATTTAAAAACTTAACTTCAAATATTGCAGGATCTAACGGAGGATATATTATTCCTTGTTTAGTTGCAGTTTCTAAATCATATACATTTCCAGAATAATTACTAGCAGTATCATATAAATTTTTAAATTCTACATCTACTACTGAATTTACTCCTCTAACTTTTCCTAATATATTCATGATATCAGACATTACAATAGGTTGATTAATTTGCCAATTATCAACATCAAAATATGTTCTTAATTCACCTATACATTCTAATAATACTTCATTACTATTATAATTAGTTGCAACAGTAATTTCAAATTCAATACCAATATTAATAATAAATGCATCAATTATATTTACTGCATCAGTTAATATTCTATAATAATTTAAATAATTTTTTAAATTTGTTTTTATAGCTTCATTTAACGAAGTTAAATTTCTATTTCGATCAAATCCTAATACATATAAATTCATTGCTAATGGATTTGGAATTCTTGTTTCTTCAAATTGATTTTGTGATAATTGATCATCCGGAACAATATAGGCTTTAGAAACACTTCCAAATTGAGATGGCATTGAATAACATCTTATTATATAATCATCTCTTGTAACTAATCGATTCTGAGTAGCAAAATTAGCCATTGCATTATTTTTAATATCTTGTATAGAATCACTTGACTTTCCACCAGTAGCTGGTTGTTCATTTGTAACAGTAACGCTAGATTTTACAAAATTTTTCATTGCAGCTGATATAATAGCATTTGGGTCATCATCAAATTCAATTAATTGTATCTTTGTTAATACTCCAGAAGCAACATTATCAGAAACTCCTCCGCCTACTGAGTATGTTATAGTTAATGTAGTATTTGATGGAGCTTGTCCATATGCTCTCGTATATAAAAAATTAGATGGATCTATATCAACATCAATTGGCCTTCTAAATGCAGCTAATCCATTTCCAACGTTGTCTGGATTAGGTATAATTTCTTCATCATTATTATCTGAAATTCCAGCTCCAAATTGTACTTCTAATTTATTATCACTTCTTAATCTAGTAATAAATCTTTTTGATGTTTTTAATAATTTTAATAAACTAGGACTAGTTGATCTATATTGAGCAAATTCTGGATCATTTTCTATTAAATTAGGAACTTCTTGAAATATAGTATCTTGTGCTAAATATTCTACTTGATACCATCCATCTCCATCTGATTCTTTACATGATATAATATCTATAATATTAGTATCGTCAATTATAACTTTATCATATTGTTTTGGAGTAGTAAAAGTAAATTGCGCAGTTTTAATTTTTCCAGAAACTACTTGAGTTTGTTTTTTCAATAAATAATATACAGGTTGATTTGTTGATTCATCGCTTTCATATATTGTTATTTCTGTTGGGTTAATTGATGAACTAAAAGAAAAGTCTACTGTATTTAAAGTTCTAAATTCTGAACTTCCATCTGTTTGTTTTATTTGCATTCCAGGTTTAATTGTTAATGCATAATTAAAATCTGGAGAAACATTATCACCAGACCCAATAGCAGGAACTAATTGAAATATATCAACAGTAGTATATGCTGGAATAGCATTTTTTGACTTATATCCTAGTGACTTAGCTAAATCATAAATATTTTTACGTTCTGAAGCTTGTTCTAATAATGATTCTTTTAAATTATTATCTGCATAATAACTTAAAACATCACCAACATATGATGCCATTTCCATAAATAACATTCCTGGTGATGATTCGTTAAAATCATTGTAATCATTTGGAAAATATTGTTTTGTAAAATCAATTAAATTTTTTCTAAATTGACCAAAATCTTTTCCTAAGTATGATATATCTTTTGTTACCTCCATTTTATTTCCTATTCAATTTTAAGTATTCCGTCTTGTCCTGCAAAAAGTGTTATTGTTTTTTCTGATTCTGTTCCTGTAACAGTAAATGAAACAGATATCTTTATATTATGTATCATATTAGGATCGTCGTCGGATGTGATAATTGTTAAATCTGTAATTACAATATAAGGTAACCAAAAACTTATTGCATCTGTTATAGTAGTTGATATAAAGTCTTTTAATTCAAAAACATTTGGTTCAAATATAACATTTAAAAGATCTGTACCAAAATTAGGTTGTATATATCTTTCTCCTTTTCTTGTTAATAGTAATGTTTTAATATTTGTAGACGCTTGATCAAAAGTAGTAAATGTTTTTTTAAAAACACCAGGCGCGTTGAATGGAAATTTAACTCCAATTGCTCTATTAGGAGTTAATGTATTTGTATCTATTTCAACTATTTTATATGCCATTATCTATGTTTCTTTTTATCAATTGCTTTCATTAAAGCACTATAATCTTTAGTCATTGCTTTAGCTATAACAGGATCAACTTTCATAGACTTACCAGTTTCTGGATCTTGCATTATAGTAGGAGAAGCAGTCGACATTGTTCGCTGTACTCCAAAATTACGAGCATCTGCAGACGTCATATGAATATTTTCATTCATTATATCAGCATAACTAGTTTGTTCTTTTAAAGCTCCTGTTTCATTTAATACAGCAGCAAATTTATTTTCTTTGAATTTACTATGTTTTTTTACTGGTACTGGTTCTTTTATTTCATTAACAGTACGTTGTAACCCTTCTTGTAATATTTCAGTTAGCTCTTCTTTAATTACTGATCTAACTTCTTCTTTAACAATTTTTCTTAAAACTTGTATAAACTTTTTTTGTTCCATAATTATTCTTCTTTTTTTATAAATATTAACATTAGAAATTTACGGGCGACGGCCAGCCAGAACTTGTTTTAGGCCCATATATATTTTTATTTTTAGTATCTACATAATAGTCTCCTGGTTTTCCTAATGATGTTTCTGGAGCTCCTTCCCCATTATATGATTGAGCTGGAGCTTCTTGTAAAGATTTTAATAAATCTTGTTGTGTATCTACTAATGATTCAATTAATCCAATTCTAGATTTAATATCTTCAATTCCTGTATTTATTTCTGTATAAAATTCACTTCCCATTGTTTCGTCATCCTTTCTACTTTGTTCGCTTCCCCATGCTATTCCTGTGCCTGGATCTATTTCTCCATCCCATATCCATATACTTCCATCGGTATCATTATATGGACTTTTAGGATTAGGTGGAGGATTTAATGGAGCTCCATTTCCACCAGATCCTTGGACTAACAACCAAGATCCAGCTGGTTGTTTTTCTGGAATACTATCTGAAAAATCTAAATTATCAATTGCATTACGTAAAGAATTAGTTGCATTAATTGAAACTTCATCACTACAAACGCCTCCGATTTGTACTGCTACATCGCCTAATCCTCCTAGAGCAGATTCTAATGATATACGTATTTGCGGAGGTATAGTACCTAATTGTTTAACTGCAATCCCAGCATTTGCTAAAATCATATTTTGTACAATTACTAACTCAGCTGCTAATACTGGTAATGCTGTAATAGGATTAAGTAATTGTAATGCTTTTATTGCATTTGCAATACCTACTAATGTTTTTAATAGATTAACAATTTTTTCTATTAAAGGAACCAATTGTAAAATCTTTTCAACTAATTCTTGAATTTGTCGTATTCTTTCTAATAAATCTTGAATATCTGGAGAATCACAATCGCAATCATCAGGTAACTTAGCACAGTCAGAAATAACCTTTTCAATTTCTACTTGTATTTTATTTATAAATTTTACTATTTGATCTACTATCAAAGCTACTGCTTGATTTGGCAGAGCTGGTATTTTATCTAATGGAAATGAAACTGGCATAACTTGTCTTTCTATTTATCAAAATAATGTTTATTACTATTTAAATTACCTATATCTTTCAATA